AGGATGCTACAACCAAGTCAATGGTCAGCCAGACCCCCTATGTATAATGCATTATATATTTGGGAGTATAATATTACAGAGAGGTAGTTCATACAAAAACAAAATTAAAAACACAAAAAAAAAAAATATTATTAAAAAGAAAAAAGTTGAAAAATCAACAGTTAAAAAGCAAAAAGTTGAAAAGCAAAAAATTGAAAAGCAAAAAGTTGAAAAGAAAAAAGTTGAAAAGAAAAAAGTTCAAAAGAAAAAAACTGAAAAAACAATTAAAAAAAAATAAATACTATATGTGGGCCCTGAATCTACGACTAAGGTTAAAAATCTTGCACTATGCCGCTTTAGCTATGATGATTTAGGAATTTATTTACATAGAGATATATATATATCTTTTTTAAAAATATCTATTTATTTTTTTATTAAAATTAACTTTTACTTTTAGAATTACTTTTACTTTTAGAATTACTTTTAATATTTCTTTTTGGAATAATTGATAAATCAAATATATGATAATATGTTTAAAATTTAATATAATATATATATAGAAGTATATATATGGATATATTAGAACAAAGCATTTCTCAATTTAATGATTTTTGCGAAAGAACACAACAAGAAGAACTTAACCCGACATTTGAAACTTTTGGATTATATAAACAATTAATTGATAATGTTGTTAGAAATTTATATCAAATTCCACAATTTAATGATTGTTTTATAGTATTATATACTGAATCTCTATTTAATGCATTAGATACTATACGTTTTTTTCAAAATGGTTTTTTATTTGATTATAATGGTAGTTTTATGCGAAATAATCCAACTGCCCCTGATGCTGTATATTATAATGCTATTAGAAGAGAAAATGGTGGCGCTATGAATATAGCAAGTAGATCGCGCCATGCTGCATCTTTATCAGATCATAGAGCATATAGAAGATTGCGTCAGGGTAATGGTTCTATTTGTGAAGAGCGACAACCAGTTCATGTAGTTCAAGATGCAACAACAAATTTAGTAAATAATACAACTGATGCATATACGACATATACTGCTAATTTAATTGCAAAAGAATTAGTTGAATTACATAATGGTGAAGAATTTAATGTTCCATTAATGTTAATAAAAAATCAAAAATTTTTTAATAAAATTGCTATAATTAGAAATTTTGGAAATACTATAATAAATAATAGATTATTTGACTTACAAAGACAAGATTTACAAATAAGAAATGATGCTTTTTATCATAATAATCAAGCACTAATTAGACAAATGACCAGATCACATAATGTTGGTTTGGGTGGTATGGCGAATCCTGCTTATTGGGGAAATAGAATAACTAGTACTGTAATATGGCACAACGACATTAACGATCCTAATAGATTGGCAATTAATAATTCACGTATGTGGATAAATCAAATAAAAAATCAAACTCGTTTTAATAATTTGCCTGATAATTTTTTTACAGATTATCGAGAATATGGTGCTATTTTTTTAAATGCTTATCAAAGACATAATTCAGAATTTCATATTTATATGCCATTATTAAGAACTGGATATTCTGCTGATTTAAGTGATAATTCAACAATTTCATATTATCATAAATTTTCACATCAATTATTTGCCGGTGGATATCAAACTTTAGGATTTGGTCCAGTTTTTTATTCTAATAATAATTATGTTTATAATCCATGTTTATTAGATGCTTTTTCTTTAAATTATAGAACATCACCACCTATAAATCAACTAATATCTAATTTACAACGCGGACAAGCCGATCCTATACAAATGACAAATGCACAAATGCATCGCGCATGGCAAAATAGATATGACGAACTCATGGAAAGATATTATTCAATTGTAAAATCGGTAGAACAGATTTGTAATATAGGATTACAAATACAAAATAATATGAATGGCATTTTGCCATTAATACATAGACTACCATTATTTCATGGTTCAGAAGTTAATTTATTTGAGGAGAATGGTCAATATACTTATACAAGAGGATTTTTATCATGTACTACTACTATAGATATTGCTTTAACTTTTGCTGATCGTGGAAATCGACAACTTTATGTTTATTTAATTTTGATAGAAGAGGGAGAACATTGTCCTTTTATTAATATGGGTAATATGTTTAGAGAATTTACAATACCACCAGGTGTTATTTTAACTCGTGTTGGAGAGTTTACTCTTCCACAATTAAACTGGACACAACCTAATAGAATAAATGGAAATAATACAACTTTTATACTTGTTAGACCCGCTATAGGAAATTTTATTCAAGAATTTACAAGACTTGTTGATATTGCAAATATGTGGGAAGGATACATGCCTACGAATACTTGTCATACTAATTGTGTATATGAAAATAACCCACATAGACAAAGAGTAGCACAAAACATGTCAGATTATTTTAACAACAGAAATAGAAATAGAGTTTCACAAAATACAGACGATTTGAGAATACAGTTACGACTTAGAATTCCAGCAGCGCCATTACAAATTGGTGGTAGTAATAAAAAAAGTAAAAATTTTGAAAAATTATTTAAAAATATGGGTGGTAAAAATGATCCGTTTACATTAAAAAAAAATGAAAGTTTATTTAAAAGATCAAGATTACCTAAAACTGAAGTAAAAATGTCCAAATCTATTTCTGATGATAAATCACTATCTATAAATAAAAAAGATGAATTAGAACATTTTAATTCACTTACAAAATATGGATTATTTGAAACATTTAAAACAAAAGCTGAATTACAAGAATTTGTTATTAATGAGAATCAAAAAATTAAAGATCAAATACTTACAATTAGAAAAAAAATAGAAGAATCAAAAAAAGTAAATAAAAAATTAAAGATAAAATCTCAAAATGAAAATATATTCGATTTATCTTTGTTAGATAAAAAGGGTAATGATGTATTTGATAAAGAAACTCAAAAAATATTAAGTTTAGCAGGAAAAGGGACTTTCTAAGTTAGAAAAACATTATCTAAAAAGTAATGAATAATAAAAAAAAATACTCTCAGTGGGGCTCGAACCCACGACCACAAGGTTAAAAGCCTTGCGCTCTGCCGACTGAGCTATGAGAGCCTATATAATTATATATATTAAATTCTTATATAGGTTTAAAAAAGTACATTTCTTTATTTTTTAAATTTTTATAAAGAGGATTTTAAAATTTTAAAATTTTTTATGAAATGTACTTTTTTTTTAATTGTGTTATATCTTATATTAATATAATATAGTCATTTATTTAATGGATGATAAACAATTAATTTTTGTTTTAGATTTAGATAACACTATTATTGGTAATTGTACTTATCAAACTGATATATATATATTACATAAATATCAAATGAAATATGGTATTAAAACGATTAATAATAATTTACAAGAATCATATAAATATAATTCCAAATTAATAAGACCATATTTTTATTATTTTTATAAAAAAATAAAAGAAAAATATCCAAATTCATATATATTTATATATACTGCATCAGAAAATAACTGGGCAAAAAAAGAAATAGGATTAATAGAAAAAGGTTTGAATATTAAATTTTCCAGACCTATATTTACCAGAAATGATTGTATTATAAATAGTAATGGTGAATATAAAAAATTAATATCTAAAATTTTACCGAAAATAAAAAAAATTACAAATAATATTAAAGAAAATTTAGTTATAATTGATAATAATAATACATTTGTAGATTATAATTCTAATTTTATATTATGTAAGTCATATGAATATATTTATTTTTTAGATATATGGAAAAATATAAATATAGATTTTTATAAATATACAGAATTAACAAATTATATTGTTAAATTAATAAAAAATAATAAATTATCAAAATATTATAATATAGAAACAATAAGTAGTAAAGAATTGGAAAAAATATATAAATGGAAATATAAAAAATATAAAAAAATTAATAAAATAAATAAAAAATATTTAAATGATAAATTCTGGAAAATTTTAACGGATAACATAATATCAAATGATTTTTATAAATTTAATAAAGATACTGTTGCATATTTACAAAAAATTACAGATAATAAGTAAAATTATATATCTATTAAATTATTATCTGAAATATTAACTTCTTCAATAATTAATTCAGCATTATTTTTTTTTATATATGAAATAGTTTGTAATAATGTATCTGCTAAATCATCTTTTTTTTTATGTTTTATAAAATAGTTATTTAAAATATAATTATTTTTAATATAATATTTTGTAATTTCTATACCGTCGTTTTTATTATTTCTATATTTATCTCTTTTTTGTTCCTTTTTATTTCTAGTTGCATCAATTTTTATTAATGGTTCTGGTTTAAAATTATGATATTGTAATTTTAAAGAAGCATTAATTAATAAAACTTGACCTATAAATTTATCCCAATGTTTTAATAAACTAAAATATGAAAAAATTAATAATTGAATACTTTTCATAATACCATTTAAATTAGATGGTTGATTTTCAATTAATACATAATCTATATTTTCATATTTTAACTCTTCTATGCTACCAATTATATTATCTAATTCATAAAATAATATTTCTGATATTAAATTTAAACCATTAACATCTTTTTTTTTATCAGCAAGAGTTATTACACGCCAATCAATAATATTAATATAATTATCTTTATTTTCTAAAATACATAATGCTAAATTTTTAATACCAATATCAAAACTTATATATATCATTTTATAAATTAATAGTATTTATATTTAAATAATTATTTATTATTTAGATAAAAATAACTGCTCTCTACCGGGTTCGAACCGATGACCTTGGCCTTATCAGAGCCACGCGCTACCAACTGCGCTAAGAGAGCGTGTATTATTCAGAAAATCATCATTATAATACAATAATATAATATAATTATAATCTTTATATTATTTTAATATGAAATTAAAAATATATTTACTATTAATAACAATATTATTTGGAATATTATTATTAAGTTATTATTTAATAAATAATATAGATGGATTTAATAAATATAATTTAAAAATAATTCCTATAAAACCATGTGGTTGTGAGATAACTAATTTAAATTTAGTTGATACAAATTATTATTTAGATAATGATTTAGTTAAATATTTAGAATTTTTAATGGCAAAATATGGTTTTATATTAATTCGCAATCAGGGTAAAATAAATAATGAAAAAAATATTAAAGGAAAATATTTAACTGGTAAAGAACAATGTATTTTTTCCAAAAATTTTGGAACTAAAAGACTACATTCACCGCATGCAGTTCACGATGAAGCACCCAATAATGATATTTTCAGATTAAGTAATAATGAAAATCATGGTTTTAATTCTGTTGGACCAGAATGGCATAATGATGGTTCTTTTGAAAAAAATCCATTTAGTTATGTAATATATCATATTATTAAAGCACCCGAAGGATTTGGTAACACAAAATTTGCTCATTTAGGTAAAGCATATGATAAGTTAGATAATTTATTAAAAAATAGATTAGAAAATTGTGCTTCTATAAATTCAAATAGTAATATAATACACCCCTTAGTACACAAACATCCAATATCAAAACGCAAATCATTATATTTACATCTCGGTATGACAGGTGCAATTATAGAAAATGTTAATAATAAAAAAAAATATAAAAAAACAAAATTTACAGAAGAAATAACACCATATTATTTACCAAACTATAAAAAAAATATAAATAAATTAAAAAATATTCGCTGTTGGAGAAATAAAGAAATTAATAAATTTTTTATAAATATTTCAAATTTATTAGATGATAAAGATGTTTCATATTCGCATAAATGGAAACAAGGTGATATTATAATTATTGATAATTTGGCAGTAGCACATAAAGCAACTAAACAAGCACATGATTTGAATACCGGATTAAGAATATTACATCGTACAACGGTAGAATCAAATAATGAATTAAAACCAATTAGAGAATTGCAATTAGAAAAAATATTAGATTTAAAACAAGAAAGTCCATTTGGTAAAGATTCAACATGGATTAATGGATATGTTGGTTACAGATGGGGTGATTGGAAAAATAGAAGTATCCCTAATTAATTTAATATTATAATATTCTTTAACAATATTAATAAATTTATTAATATTATTTTGTTTATTAATTCTATAAATACGTGAAAATAGACCCGGCATTAATTAATTAATTATTTTAATAAAATCATTTTTTTTAAATATATATTATAATGATATAATGATATAATTATATAATAATATTGATATGAATGCATATAATAATTTATACTTAGCATATAATATTAATGATAAAGAATTATCTTTAGTTTTACTTCCAAATAATATAAATAATTTTACAATAAATTATATTGATATTTATGATAGTATAGATAATAATCATATAATTGATGATAATATTATAGAAAATCATAATATACAAACAAGATATAGAACAAAAATAAATATGTTATGTTTGCTAATTATAATAATTATTGCAGTTACTATTACAAAATTAGTATCTTGATTTAAAAGAAATTTTATATTTAGTAATTTTTTTTTAACATAAAAAAAATAATTGTATTAAAGCTTTTTATAATTTTGATTTATAAAAATCACAAATAGATTTTACTGATCTTTCACCTTGATGTGTTTCTTTTATTCCATTTCCTACTACCATAATTGTTGGAAAACCTTCTACGCCATTTTCAACCATTTTTTCAGCAGTATTGCCTTTGCCTTCAACATAATGTAAAACATTATCACTACCTAATTCATCTTTTATTTTTTGTATAGTTCCACCTTCTTCGAATTGTTTACAATAACCACACCATGGTGCAGTATATATTTCTAATTTAATAGAATTAGAGAAATGCTCTTTTTTACCACAACCACACGAACCTTTAAAAAATATAGCATATATTGCTAATACAACTAATGTAGTCAATAAAACAATTATTAATGTATTACTATTTAATCCAATCTTTCCTTTCATACTTTTCTATAATAAGTAAACAAAAAAAATTAAAATGCCATAAAATATAGCATATAAAACCATTTGTCAAATGGTGAATTTAATGGTTTAATAAGAGTAATTAAACTATTTTTATATTTTAAATATATATTATTTAATATATTTTGATCTTTTCCAGCAAAAATATTATATTCAATAAATGTATCTAACATATTATAATATGTATAAAACCATGTTTCAATAATATGTTTACTGCATAATATTACGCCACCCCCACATCTATTATCATTAAATATATATGGTTGATTTTTATTATAATTTAATTCTAAATCATTAAATTCTTCAACTTCCAACAGATAAACCTTATTATTTTCTATTTTTAAATTATTATTTGGAAATTTATTTAATAATATTTTATATATCTCATTATTTCTAATCATGCCAATATCTGTCCATGCATAAAATTCTGTATTAAAATATTTTTTTTTATATACATCGTACATAAAAGCAGTTTTATTATTCCATATTAAATATAATAATGGATCATGATATTTTTCATTATCTCTTAAATAATCATCTGTAAAATATTTAATATATTTATAACAATATAAATTATTTATATTTACTCTTATAATTTTAGTTTTAAATAAAAAATTTTTACGAACATTAAGTATTAAATTTTCAATAGCATCCGAATTTGTATATATAACAATAGGATTATCCTTAATAAGATTCATGTAATTTATAATCCATGATACATAAATTTCACTAGAAAATTTTTTTTTTGGTATTTCTAAATATGCTGTTACAATAGTTATTAAATCCATTTGTATAATAATATAAAAATTAATTTTAAGTATTAATTTTTTCTTTTTTATTGAGTTGCCATTCATGAGCGGCCATTTTTAAAATTTCTTTATTTGTCTTTTCCGGATTATCAATTTTTAATTTACCCATAATTTCTTTAACATATATATTATATTTACTTGGATCCTTTTTCTTTGTATTATCATTTTTTTTTTGTTTTACCGATTTAAAAGCAACTGTTAATAGTTTTTTTAAATCATTTAATGTATATTTTTTTTCATAATCAATTTCTTTTACAAATGTATCTATTGTAATTTTTGTAATATTATTTTTAGTTATTTTTACAGGTATCAAAGATATTTCATCATTTTTTGGTTCCATTTTTAATTATAAATTAATACTTTGTTTTTATATAAATTTTTAAAAATAAAATAGATAAAACTATTAGAGTTAGGCAAATGTCTTATAATCCATTTTTTACAGTTAAAGCACAAAACTCTAATATTGCTACATTTTCATCAACAGCAGATGAAACTTTTATTTTGCTTATTGCAAATGATGTTAATCAAGTATTGGAAGATGGCGAAACTGTTAAAAATAATGATAATTCAAATGCAGTTATTATTGGTGCAAACGTAATTGATGATACAACAGATGATCATGAAGCATTTATTAGTGTTAGAGATGATAATGTTAATGCTGTTATAGCTAGATTTAATAGTAAAAATATATTATTTAAAGTAGACGCAGTATTTGATAACGATATATTACCTTCTTCGTGTAATATTACTTCAAATATTGGTTCTGAATTAAATAAATGGGGTAATATATATGCCAGTAATATAATAGCGGATGGTAGTTATATTAAGAATATTAATTTAAAAGATAAAACAACAGATGATCTTAAAGAAACTTTAAATAATCGTTATTATAAATTAAACCATTTTAGAAAAGATTTTAATAATAGATTTGAAAAATTATATAATGATGATTTAATTACATTAGATAATATTCCACAGGGTAATATTAATAAAAATATACAAAATGGTTACTATAAAGGTACTTTAGTTGTAGATGATATTATTATCAATAATTATAATCCAAATAATGACGGATTTAGTATCAATTATGATATAAATGTTACAAATACCGATCAAATATATGAGGGTTCTAGTAATTTATATTATACCGAAGAAAGAGTTAGCAATATTGTTATTAATCAATCATCAATTCTTATTGATTATATTAAAGAACAAAGTAATATTATTCTAGATACTATAAATATTAATGATAAGCATCATTTAAATTTAGTAAATAGTAATTTTGAATTATTAAATTCGAATATTCATATAATTAAAAATTTAAATATAGATTATACAGATGAAACTGCTGTAATATTAAATTCATCTATAGAAAAACTTAAAAATGAAACACAATTAGGATTTAATTATTTTAGAAATGACTTGATTATTGCTAGTAATAATATATTAAATAATGTAGAAAAACTTAATATTTCAAATTTATCTAATATATATTATTTTAAAAATGATATTATTAATGAAGTTGATATTATTAAAAGTTCTAATATAGAATTTGATAGTACTATTGAATTATTAGAAACAAAACTTGACATAGAATTACCTGCACTTAATAATTCATTAAATTTATTTAATAGTGAAAGAATATCAAATTCAAATCAAATTATTAACTATATAAATTTAAATATTAAAAATACTTCTAATTATAATTCAAATTTAGATATTTATTCATCTAATTTAATTGATATAACTTCTAATTATTTATATAATTATTATAGTAATTTAGATTTAGATACATCAAATCTAATCGATACAACTTCTAATTATTTATTTAATTATTATAGTAATTTAGATTTAGATACATCAAATCTAATCTATACAACTTCCAATTATTTATTTAATTATTCTAGTAATTTAGATTTAAATACATCTAATTTAATTGATAGAACTTGTAATTATTTATTTAATTATTCTAGTAATTTAAATTTAGATACATCTAATTTAATCGACACAACATCTAATTATTTATTTATGTATTTTAAAAATATTGATATAAAAACATCTAATATAATTAAAAATACACACCATTATTTATTTAATTATTCAAGTAATTTAGATTATAATACATCTAATATAATTAAAAATACACACCATTATTTATTTAATTATTCAAGTAATTTAGATTTAAATACATCTAATTTAATTGATATTACTTCTAATTATTTATTTAATTTTTCAAGTAATTTAGATTACGATACATCTAATCTAATTGATATTACTGCTAATTATTTATTTAATTATTCAAGTAATTTAGATTATGATACATCAAATCTAATCGATACAACAGCTAATTATTTATTTAATAATTCAAGTAATTTAGATTTAAATACATCTAATTTAATCTATATTACTTCTAATTATTTATTCAATTATTCAAGTAATTTAGATTATAATACATCTAATCTAATTGATATTACTTCTAATTATTTATTTAATTATTCAAGTAATTTAGATTTAAATACATCAAATTATTTAAAAAATAATTATTCCAATATATTAATATCGTATACAGATACATCTAATTTAATTAATATTACTTCTAATTATTTATTTAATTATTCAAGTAATTTAGATTTAGATACATCTAATTTAATTGATACAACATCTAATTATTTAAAGCATTATATTAATCATATTGATGATAAAATAACATTAGATTATACTGAAAGATTCAATAATATTATTAGTAATTTTGATACTGTAATAAGTATTATGAATTTTAATTTTTCAAATTATATAGACGAATCATCTAATTATAATAAAAATTATTCAAGTAATTTAGATTATAATACATCTAATTTTATTGATATTACATGTAATTATTTATTTAATATTATTGACGTAATTGATACTGATGTAAATACTAAGTTATCATTAATTGAAAGTATAAATAATCAAACTACAGAAATTGTAACAAAACTTAATAATGATGTAGATAATAATTCAAATATTATAGTTGATAATTATATATATTTTTCAAATTTAGATTTAATATCTTCAAATTTAACAAGTAATTTAAATATAAATATTTCAAATTATTTAATTGAAAATGAAAAAGAAATTATTAGAACTTCAAATTTAATAGATATTACTAGTAATTTTATATATACTTATTCAAGTAATTTAGATATTAGAACATCAAATTTAACAAGTAATTTAAATATTAATATTTCAAATTATTTAATTGAAAATGAAAAAGAAATTATTAGAACCTCAAATTTGATAGATATTACAAGTAATTTTTTATATATTTATTCAAGTAATTTAGATATTAAAACATCAAATCTAACAAGTAATTTAAATATTAATATTTCAAATTATTTAATTAAAAATGAATCTGAAATTTATAGAACATCTAATTTAATTAGTTTTTTAGATGATAATACATCTAATTATTTTAGAGAAAATGAATTTGAAATTTTAAGAACATCGAATCTAATGAGTAATTTAAATATAAATATTTCAAATTATTTAATTGAAAATGAATTGGAAATTAGTAGAACATCTAATCTTACTAGTAATTTAAATATTAATGTCTCAAATTATTTAATTGAAAATGAATTAGAAATTTTAAGAACATCTAATTTAATTAAACAATTAGACGATAATACTTCTAATTATTTTATAGAAAATGAATTAGAAATTTTAAGATCTTCTAATTTTATCAAAGACACTAGTAATCATCTATTTAATTATTCTACTAATTTAAATATTAATAATTCAAATTATATTGATGATGTTAATTCAAATGTTTTGATTTCATATACAGATAATTCAAATTATATTGGCAATAATAATAATAATATATCAAATTATATTAATAATATTGAATCTAAAACATCTAATATAGAAATTTTAACTAATGGTGATATTAAATTGAATAGTGATTTAACTATTATAGGTGAATTAACAGTTTCTGATTTAAATGTTACTGGTTTATCTACAAAAATAAATACTACAACATATCAAACAGAAAACTTAGAAATTATTAATAATCAAGGAGATGGACCTTCTTTTAAAATATTACATAATGATGTTACACATAATATTTTTGAAACAAGTAATGCTGATAATAATTTTTTTATTATTGATAATAATAATAAAATTGGAATAAATAAAACACCCGTATATGAATTAGATGTTAATGGCACAGTTTCTATTGATAATGATTTAATTGTTAATAATATAGCGCGTTTATCAAATATTGAAGTTGAAGGAAACATTATACCATTAACTGATAAAGAATATAATATAGGAGATTTGAATAATAGATGGAAATCAATTTATTTATCTGGAAATACAATTCATCTTGGCAATTTACTAATATCTACTGAAACTGGCGACATGAGTTTAAAAACGATCGATAATAATAATGCTGGTATAAATGTATCTGATTTAAATATATTAAGTGAAAATGGTACAACTGCTACAATAAGTTTTAATGGTAATAATTTAGAAATTAAAGGACAAGATAGTAATGGGAATATTATTAATACTACACAAAAAATAAAAGGTGATTTAATAGTTGAAGGTATTTTAACTTTAGAAGGTGGATATGTAATTGAAGCAGATTTAGTTGTTAATAATAATATAACATTTAATGGTGATATAAATGATATTTCATCAACTGAATTAAATTATTTAAAAAATACTTCTAAAAATATAGAAGAAAATTTTATATCAACATCAAATCATATAGGTAATTTAGATACTAATTTTTCAAATTTAATAATTGATAATAGTAATTATTTATATTATAATTCTAGTAATTTAAATATAAATATTTCAAATTATTTAATTGAAAATGAAAAAGAAATTATTAGAACATCTAATCTTACTAGTAATTTAAATATTAATATTTCAAATTATTTAATTCAAAATGAATTGGAAATTATTAGAACATCTAATCTAACTAGTAATTTAAATATTAATCTTTCAAATTATTTAATTCAAAATGAATTGGAAATTATTAGAACATCTAATTTAACTAGTAATTTAAATATTAATCTTTCAAATTATTTAATTCAAAATGAATCAAAAATTTATAAAACTTCTAATTTAATTAGTCAATTAGACGATAATACTTCTAATTATTTTAGAAAAAATGAATTAGAAATTTATAGAATATCTAATTTAGTTAATGAATTAGATGATAATACATCTAATTATTTTAGAGAAAATGAATTAGAAATTATTAGAACATCTAATTTAACTAGTAATTTAAATATTAATCTTTCAAATTATTTAATTCAAAATGAATTAGAAATTATTAGAACATCTAATTTAACTAGTAATTTAAATATTAATCTTTCAAATTATTTAATTGAAAATGAATCAGAAATTTATAGAACTTCTAACTTAATTAATGAATTAGATGATAATACATCAAATTATATTAAAAATATAGAATCTAAAACTTCTAATATTGAAATTTTATCAAATGGTAATATTAAATTAAATAGTGATTTAAATATTCAAGGTGAATTAACTGTAACTGATTTAAATGTTACTGGTTTATCTACTCAAATTAATACAACAATATATCAAACTGAAAACTTAGAAATTATTAATAATCAAGGCGATGGTCCTTCATTAAAAATAGATCATAATAATCAAAATAATAATATAATAGAATTAACAAATAATACAAAAACATTTATAGTTGATAAAAATGGAAATCTTGGAATAAATAAAACACCTACAGCAGAATTAGATATAAATGGTGATATTAAATTTACTGGTTCAATAAACAATATATCTGCTAATCAATTTAATTATTTGGATGGAACTAGTAAAAATATTGAAACAAATTTTAATGCAACATCAAATCATATAGGAAATTTAGATATAAATATCTCAAACCATATATTTGATACTTCTAATTATGTAACATATTCGTCTTTAAATATTTCAAATTATATTAAAAACAATGAATCTCACATATTAAATACATCTAATCACATAGGAAATTTAGATACTAATATTTCAAATTATATAATTAATAATGAATCTGATATATTAAATACATCAAACCATATTAATGATTTAGATATTAAATTTTTAAATTTAATTAATTATGATAATAATTTACTAAATTTTAAATTATTACATTCTAACAATAATATTTCAAATTATATTAATAATAATGAATCAAAAACATCAAATATTGAACTTTTAACCGATGGTAATATTAAATTAAATAGTGATTTAACTATTGATGGTACATTATATGTTAGTAATATTGATATCACTGGCGAAACAGTACTTATAAATACAACAACATATCAAACAGAAAATTTAGAAATTATTAATAATCAAGCCGACGGTCCTTCATTGAAGATAGATCATAATAATCAAAATAATAATATAGTAGAATTAATTAATAACACAAAAAGATTTATAATTGATAAAAATGGAAATTTAGGAATAAATAAAACACCAACAGCAGAATTAGATATAAATGGCGATATTAAATTTATTGGTTCAATAAATAATATAACTGCAAATGAATTACATTATTTAGAAGGTATAGAATCTTCTGTTCAAGATCAATTAAATATATTAAAAATAAATTCAAATATAAATAGTAACATATTAATTAATTTAGAATATAATTCAAATATTAATAATTATAAAATAGAATTATTGCAAAATTTTTCAAATATTACAAGTAATAATATTGTAAATCATGATAATAGAATTAAAGTTATTGAAGAATATAATAATAATCAAAATTTGGGAAATTTAATTAATAATGAAGTATTAACTAATACTATACCATCTATTGTAAGCGATGGTTTATTATGGAATAATTCTACAAATAAATTAATAAATACAATAACACAATATACTGATACAAATGTTAATAATGTATTATCAACAAAAAATTATTTAACGATTAATAATATACCATTAGATGATTCTACACTACATGTAATTGATGGAAAATTAAAAGTTATAGATAGTAATATTATTTCTTATAATAATGAAGGAGTTAATATTAAAATAGATGATAATAATGGTATAAAACAAATAAATGTTGGAGAAAAACAAGATATAAATTATATTACAAATAGTGTAATATTTACTTTTCAACCATATATACAAACTTTTGATATTCCAAATGGAGTAAATGAAGTAGTTGCTTATGTGTGGGGTGCCGGAGGTGGTGGCGGTGGTTATATTAATGGTGGTTGTGGCGGTTCAGGTGGATTTACATCTGGTACTATAAATGTTTCAGATATATCAAAATTATATATACATGTTGGTGGTGGTGGCGATGGTAATGTATATTCGACTTTTGCTGGATCTGGATATCAATATGGTGGTATTGGTGGTGTTGGTTCTGGCGCAGGAGGGGGTAAATCGGGAATATATTTTTCATCATATGAAAATGGAAATGAAATATTAATTGCTGGTGGTGGGGGTGGGGCAGGTGGAACAAATATTTCAAATAGTTTTTGTAATGGTGGTGGAGGTGGTGGAATAGAAGGTAATAATGGTTCAATCCTAGGAACAACAACTCCAATAGAAAATGCATTTACAAATGCAATTGGAAGAGGTGGTAGATTTACTAATGGGGGAATTGGTGGAATTGCTGATACAAATGGAAATGATGGAATTAGAGCAGAGGGCGGTGATGCAAAAATAATTAATGGAACAATTAGAGGTCAGGGTGGTGGTGGTGCTGGATATTGGGGCGGTGGAAGTGGTGGGAATAGTATAAATTTTGGTGTTGGTCCAGGAGGTGGTGGTTCAGGTTATTTAAATAATGGATATTTAAAAAATGGTATTATTTTATCATCCGAAACAGTAGTAACAGGTGATATACCTATAAATCCACCGAAATCAGAAAATGAATATTATATAAGTAGTGTTGGTAAAGGTGGTATAAATAATGGTGGAAATGGAGGAGATGGATTGATAGTAATAATATATAAAACAAATAATACAACAGCAACTCTAACAGAAAATTCAAATTATAGATTACCATTTCAAGATTTAAGTATACCAAATAACGATAATATAGAATTTGTAAGTGGTTTATTAAAGTTTGAAAATGATAAGTGGATTGTTACAAACGAATTAGATGAAAGAATACAATTTGTAGAAAATAAAACATTAGAATCATTAAATTTAATTAATTTAATAAAAGATTTAAGTAATATAGATTTTACAAATGTTTTAAACACTATTGAAAATATAAACATTGTTAATTTTTCAAATTATACAAATACTTTACTTACAAAAATAAATAATTTACAAACAAATATTGATGCGATAGAAATAATACAAAATATTGAAAGCGGACAATTTTCCAACTATGTTGTAAATGTATCAAATTATTTAGAAAATAATATTATAACAAATCAAAATGATATTATTGATATCCAGACTAAAATTAATTTTATAGATAATGTAAATACTACAACAAACAGATTATATAATGATATTATTATAGATGGTGAATTAACAGTTACTGATTTAAATGTTACTGGTTTATCTACTCAAATTAATACTGCAACTTATCAAACTGAAAATTTAGAAATTATTAACAATCAAGGTGATGGTCCTTCTTTAAAAATAGATCATAATAATCAAAATAATAATATAATAGAATTAGTAAATAATACAAAATCATTTATTGTAAATAAAGATGGAAATTTGGGAATAAATAAAATACCAACATCAGAATTAGATATAAATGGCGATATTAAATTTACTGGTTTGATAAACAATATATCTACTAATGAATTAAATTATTTAGATGGAACTAGTAAAAATATTGAAACAAATTTTAATACAACATCAAATCATATTGGAGAATTAGATAATAATACATCAAATTATTTTAGATTAAATGAAACTGAAATTTATAAAACATCTAATTTAATTAGTTTATTAGATGATAATACTTCTAATTATTTTAAAGAAAATGAATCAGAAATTTATAGAACATCTAACTTAATTGGTTTATTAGATAATAATACATCTAATTATTTTAAAGAAAGTGAAGTAGAAATTTATAGAACATCTAATTTAATTAGTCGGTTAGATGATAATACATCTAATTATTTTAAAGAAAGTGAAGTAGAAATTTATAGAACATCTAATTTAATTAGTCAGTTAGATGATAATACATCAAATTATTTTAAAGAAAACGAATCAGAAATTTTAAGAACATCTAATCTAACTAGTAATTTAAATATTAATATTTCAAATTATTTAATTAAAAATGAATATGAAATTTATAGAACATCTAATTTAATTAGTCAGTTAGATGATAATACATCAAATTATTTTAAAGAAAACGAATCAGAAATTTATAGAACATCTAATCTAACTAGTAATTTAAATATAAATATTTCAAATTATTTAATTAAAAATGAATATGAAATTTATAGAACATCTAATTTAATTAGTTTATTAGATGATAATACATCTAATTATTTTAGAGAAAGTCAAGCAGAAATTTATAGAACATCTAATTTAATTAGTGAATTAGATAATAATACATCTAATTCCATAAAAAATATAGAATCTAAAACTTCAAATATAGAAATTTTATCCTATGGTAATATTAAACTTAATAGTGATTTAACTATATCAGGTGAATTAACTGTTACTGATTTAAATGTTACTGGTTTATCTACTCAAATTAATACTACAACTTATCAAACTGAAAATTTAGAAATTATTAACAATCAAGGTGATGGACCTTCTTTAAAAATAGATCATAATAATCAAAATAATAATATAATAGAATTAGTAAATAATACAAAATCATTTATTGTAAATAAAGATGGAAATTTAGGAATAAATAAAATACCAACATCGGAATTAGATATAAATGGCGATATTAAATTTACTGGTTTGATAAACAATATATCTATTAATGAATTAAATTATTTAGATGGAACTAGTAAAAATATTGAAACAAATTTTAATGTAACATCAAATCATATTGGTATTTTAGATACAAATATATCTAATTATATAATTAAAAATGAATTGGAAATTTATAGAACATCTAACTTAATTAGTCAGTTAGATGACAATACATCAAATTATTTTAAAGAAAATGAATCAGAAATTTATAGAACATCTAACTTAATTGGTTTATTAAATGATAATACATCTAATTATTTTACAGAAAATGAGTTAGAAATTTATAGAACATCAAACTTAATTAGTTTATTAGATGATAATACATCTAATTATTTTAAAGGAAATGAATCAGAAATTTATAGAACATCTAACTTAATTGGTTTATTAGATGATAATACATCGAATTATTTTACAGAAAATGAGTTAGAAATTTATAGAACATCTAACTTAATTGGTTTATTAAATGATAATACATCTAATTATTTTACAGAAAATGAGTTAGAAATTTATAGAACATCTAATTTAATTGGTTTATTAAATGATAATACATCTAATTATTTTACAGAAAATGAGTTAGAAATTTATAGAACATCTAACTTAATTGGTTTATTAAATGATAATACATCTAATTATTTTACAGAAAATGAGTTAGAAATTTATAGAACATCTAACTTAATTGATTTATTAGATGATAATACATCAAATTATTTTAAAGAAAACGAATCAGAAATTTATAGAACATCAAACTTAATTGGTTTATTAGATGATAATACATCAAATTATTTTAAAGAAAATGAATCAGAAATTTATAGAACATCAAACTTAATTAGTTTATTAGATAAAAATACATCGAATTATTTAAAAGAAAATGAATTAGAAATTTATAGAACATCAAACTTAATTGGTTTATTAGATAAAAATACATCAAATTATTTTAAAGAAAATGAATTAGAAATTTATAGAACATCAAACTTAATTAGTTTATTAGATGATAATACATCAAATTATTTTAAAGAAAATGAATCAGAAATTTATAGAACATCTAATTTAATTGGTTTATTAGATGATAATACATCGAATTATTTTAAAGAAAATGAGTTAGAAATATTAAATATATCAAATCATTTAAATAATATATATTCAGAAATAGAAAATACAAGTATTAACGTAATATTAGAAAATAATAATACTTCAAATTATATAGAAAATATTTCTAATATATTATTGAATTTTATAACAAGTAATACATTAAATGATATAACTAGATCTAATTTATTCATAAATTCAAATATTATAATTACAACATATGTAAATGATACATCAAATAATATAATAGATTTAATTCAATTTAATAATGATAATACAATTGATTATATTAATAATATAGATACACAATTAGAAACATCTATACAACTAACATCAAATGAAATAATAGAATATATAAATACTGGATCATTTGGAGGCGACGGAATTAATGTATCAAATTATATATTAGATTCATCAAATGAAATAATAGAATATATAAATACTGGATCATTTGGAGGCGACGGAATTAATGTATCAAATTATATATTAGATTCATCAAATGAAATAATAGAATATATAAATACTGGATCATTTGAAGGCGATGGAATTAATGTATCAAATTATATATTGGATTCATCTAATGAAATAATAGAATATATAAATACGGGATCATTTGAAGGAAATGGAATTAATGTATCAAATTATATATTAGATTCATCAAATGAAATAATAGAATATATAAATGCTGGATCATTTGAAGGCGATGGAATTAATGTATCAAATTATATATTGGATTCATCGAATGAAATAATAGAATATATAAATACGGGATCATTTGAAGGAAATGGAATTAATATATCAAATTATATATTGGATTCATCAAATGAAATAATAGAATATATAAATACGGGATCATTTGGAGGTGATGGAATTAATGTATCAAATTATATATTGGATTCATCAAATGAAATAATAGAATATATAAATGCGGGATCATTTGGAGGTGATGGAATTAATGTATCAAATTATATATTGTATTCATCAAATGAAATAATAGAATATATAAATGCGGGATCATTTGGTGGTGATGGAATTAATGTATCAAATTATATATTGTATTCGTCAAATGAAATAATAGAATATATTGAAAATAAAACAATAGATAATCATATAAATATATTATTATTATATGATACATCAAATTTATTAACAAATGAAATAAAAATATTAAAAAATTCATCAAATAGTCATAATACTCGTTTAGATGCAATAGAAGATAATTTAGATGATTTATTAAATTCAAATCTATCAATATCAAATTTAATAGATTTGGATATAATAAATATAAATTTAGATAGTATAGAACAGGGTTCTAATAAGAAGTTTATAGTAGATAATGAATATAATAATAGTTTAACAGTAAAAGGAACATTAAATGCGGATAATACAATATTAAATAATAATGCAACAATTGTAAATTCATCAATATATAATTCAGGTTGTGTTAATATTGTAAATTATGGTGTAAATCATGCTATTAAAATAGATCAAATAGGTGATGGCGATATATTAAATGTTCAAAATAATTATGATAATATATTAAAAATTACAAGCAATGGATATATTGGAAATAAGAATGATATTAATTATAATATTGATATAGAAGGATATATAAATGCTACAAAATTGAGAGGTGATGGATCTGAAATAAAAAATATTAATTTAAGTGATAAAAGTACATCATATTTAGAAGAGGGTTCGAATTTATATTATACAGAAGAAAGATTATATGATTTTTATCAAAATTCAAACTTATTATTATCAAATTTACAATTTACAGAAATTTTACAAAATGTTCAAGAAATAAAACATGTAATGGGACTACATCAATTAGATAGAGTAGAACAAGGTACAAGTAATAAATATATAGTTAATAATATATATAATGATGATTTAGTAGTTTTAGGACATATAACCGCAAAAAGTATAAATATTTTAGAATTAGATACAGAATATTATACAGATTTATATTATAGTAATTTATTTATAAATCCATTTAATGATGAAAGGGATACATATGCTAATATATCAAATATATTAAGAAATGTAATAATTGATGAACCAACAATTGGTAATAATAGTAATTTAGAAAATAGAATAACAGATATAATTGATTATGGTATGTCAAATTATATGGATATTATAAATAAATTATTTAATGATAAAATAAATAATCTAACTTTAGATGATATTCAACAGGGAAATATAAATAAATATATAATTAGTAATATTTATAATGAGAATTTAGTTGTAAATGGTAATATAATAACAAAATTAATAGACATAAATATTGAGGAAGAACTATTTGAAAATTATAGTAATATATATAATTATGGATTATCAAATGCAATTGCTGGAAACAGTGAATATTTAGAAGATAGAATTGATAGTATAGTTGATAATAATATGTCAAATTATTTTAGATTAATTGACGAATATGTCGATAATAAAATTAAAACAATATCATTAGATAATATAATTCAAGGCGAAATAAATAAATTTATAATTAAAAATGTATATAATGATGATTTAATTGTTAATGGAGAAATAATAACAAAAAATGTAGATATATCTATAGATGATAATTTAAGTACTTTATATAGTAATTTATATATTAATGAAATAATAAATCATAATATTGCAGAAAGTGAATATTTGAGTACAAGAATTAGTGAAGGAGTTGATGAAAATATATCAAATTATACATTAATATTTGATAATGAATTAAATAATATAAATGCTAATATATCTAATTATATTGTAAATGTTAATAATGAAATTTTAAATAAAATAGGAAATTTAACATTAGATAATATTTATCAAGGAGAAAAAAATAAATATATAGTTAATGATATTTACAACAATAATTTAGTTGTAAATGGTAATATAATAACAAAATTAATAGATATAAATATAGAAGATGAATTATGTGAAAATTATAGTAATATATATAATGAAACATTAATAAATTCAAATATAGATACAAATGATACGTCTTTAACATTGCATGAAAATTATATTAAATTATCTAAATATATTACAAATCAAACAACTGTAATAAATAATAATATTAATGATATATATAATATTATTACACAATATCACCCCGATGAAATGAGTTCTAATCAACAAATAGTAGAAATAAATTCATTAAATATGAAATTAGATAATTTAACTAATAAATATAATAAAATAGAGCAAATACTAGTAAATTTAGGATATGATATATCTGAATTATAATTATTTATAACTAAGATTTTTTTTCAGATAAAGTAATATTATCAACAAGAGTAAGATTATCATGATTTTTTTTGAGTAATTCTTGTTTAATTTTTTCCATGTAAATAATATCATCCATTTTTTCTTCAATAGAATGATCTATCCATTGTACTATTGTTAAATCAGTTCTATCCATGTTAGTTTTATATTTATTATAACCAATTTCTGCACGATTAGTAAATTTATCAATAATAGTATATACTATAGAATCTAATTTATTAATTCTGTTAGATAAATTATTACGCACCATCTCATTATTATTCATTTTAAAATCTTATTTACATAAAAATAATATCATTTTTTTATATAAAAATAATTTAAAAATTTATTTTTTTTGTTCTTTCCACATTTTAGCAATTTCTTTAATACAATCTGTTGCCTTCCATTTAGGATGTGCTTTAGCAACTTTATCATAATGTTTTTTAACAAATAAAGCATATGGACCGGCTTTTCTTTTTACTTTTTTTCTCTTTTTTTTAGCACCTCCATCCATTGTTGAACCGGATGATACTATATCGTCAACTGGTTCACTAGGAGTAATGGGTACAACAGGGGGAGTAGATACAACAGATTCTACTGCTTCCTTATCTGCATCAAAGGGAGCATACATATATCCACGACCTCCTTTTTTTACTGGTTTTTTAGTAGCTTTTCTTTTAGGTGGTTTTTTATTTGATTTTTTCGCGCCTCCAACATTTGTAGACATATTAATTATTAATAGTTCTATTATAATATTATAAAAAAATTTATAAAAATATATATTGTTATATTTATATAGAGGCTCTAAATATTTTGTACATAATGAAAAGTGAGTATTTATTAATGGTAATATTATTAATATCAATATTAATAGTAATACTATATTATGGTTATTTAGAAAAAATGAGAGGAATTTTAATAAAAAAAAAAAAAGATTATGAGGAATTTTCAATAATGGATAAAAAAGTTAGTAAAGATGATGGTAAGGCATGTACTGTTGCTAAATGTTCTAGTATTGATCCGGTAAGTGATCCAAAATATAATATGCATCAAATTGTTAAACAATCAATATTACTCGAAGAACATTTAGCTAATAAAAATAAAAGATGCCGTGATTGTATAACAAAACATTTTTCTCATATAATTGGATTAGCAGAAGAAGCTATTATGCTTGCTTGCAATGATGTAAAAAAATATCCATTAATGGGTGAATTAGGAATTTTTTATAATAAATTATTTGATAAATGGTTAAAAGATACTAGTTGTAGTTTAGATGTATGTACTGAATTAAGAACTATGCGCAAAAAAATAATACAAATATATTTTTTTGATGAAGAATATAAATTAGAAAAAACGGATGATAAGGGTGTTTAAATTAATTCAAATTTTTTTTTAATAAATGGATAATTTTTTTTATTAGTTATTACTTTTTTAATTTCATTTATAGCTTTCAAATGCGCTTCTAAATGATTTGGATGTATTTCACTTCCCATTTCAATATATGGATAACAATATGGCAAAGTACTACATATAGTATTTACAGAACTATATAATAATACATCTGCAACAATTTGATATTGTGATGAAGAAAAATCATATTTGTTATTTTTATTAAAAAACATATCAACTAATTTTTTAGCACCTTTTTTTGAAATTATGTACATTCCTGTAGACGGTAATAAATATTGCCATTTAATAAAATTAGTTAATGTAATATTATGGTGAATATTTAAATTTTTAACAGTATTATCATATAAAACCATCATCTGAATAATATCTATATCCTTATTAATATTTTTAAGTAATTGTTTATAGTCTATTTCAAATGGTATATATATATCATCTTCCATAATAACAAAATATTCATCTTCGTATTTAAGACATTCTCTCATTGCTTTAATATGACTTGATAAACAAGCAAACTCATATTCGCAACTAGTACAACCTGGATGTTTGCAAGATAAAGGCCGTTTATATTCTAATACATCATCAAACATTTCTGGTGTAATAGCAGAAATTCTAATATTATCTGTTTTTGAATTATTAAATTGTTTTTCCATAAAATTTTTTCTTTTTAGATTTTTATTAATATTTATCCATAAATGTTTCATTATATAAAACAATAATTATATATTTTTATATATTATAATGTTATATTTAATATTAAAAGCTCAATTGGGCAATCAATTATTTCAAATAATGAATATAATAAGTTTATCAAAAAAATACAATACGGATTATAGAATTTTATGTGATATTAATGAAAAAACAATATATGAGAATAAAAAAACATATTTTAATGATTTTTATTTAAAATTAAAAAATAAATTAATTAAAATAGAAAAATCCGAATTAGAATCAAAATTAACAAATAATAATATATATAAGGAAAAAAAATATGAATACAATGAAATAATTTTAAATACTGAAAAAGATATTTATATAGAAGGATTTTATCAAAGTTTTAAATATTTTCAAGAATATAATGATATATTATATGATATTTTGGATATAAAAAACAGAAAAAGTCACATATATTGTATATATAATTATATATTTAATAAAAAAAATATAGCAATTCATTTCAGATTTGGTGATTATATATATTTACAGAACATGCATCCAATTCAAACTATTAAATATTTTTATAATTCAATTAATGAATTAATAAACATATTTAATAGTAGTAATGATAATATATTAAATTATAATATATTATTTTTTTGTAGCGAATGCGACAATGATATTGTTAATAAATATATCGACAGATTAAATAAAACATATAATAATAATTTAAATTTTATAAAAATTAATGATTCTATAAATGAATGGACTCAGATGCTAATGATTTCATTATGCGATAATATAATTATTTCAAATAGTACATTCTCCTGGTGGGGTGCATATTTTTCAGAAAAAAATACTAGAGTAATTTATCCTAAAAAATGGTTTGGACCTTTTTATAAAGATAATAAAATAGATGATTTAATATTAGATAATTGGATAGGCGTTGAAGATATTTAAAAAATATATATATTATATAATAATATGAAAAGAAATAGACAAAAAAATAATACAGATTTTATAACGGACGGTTATAGCAATGAAAAAATATTTGAAACCATCGATGAAATTAGAAACAAATATGAAATAAGTAAATTAAAAGAACCATACAATGAATATAGTTGTGAGTACAAAATGATTGGCAATGAATATTCTTTTTTTAAAGAAAGATATCCGTTTTTATTTGATATGACTTTAAAACCTGATATGGATATAGATAGATTAAAATATATGATGAATTTAAGACAAGATATTGTAGATAATAAAATAACTTTTGAAAAAGCATCAAATAAGGTGGGTGTTGAATTGTACAATAAATATCATGAAAAAAAATAATATTAAATATATATAGTAGTATTACTTAATTATTTAAATATGGAATTTAGTTTTTTAGACAATGATACAAACAAAATAGTTTTTCCTAAACTATTAAATGCTGGCATATATAAAGAATCAGAAACAGATAATTTTTCTGGAAAACCATGGGGTAATAATTTTACTCAAAATAAAGTCGAACCAACTGCAGAAGCATATGCTAGTAATTTTTATGCTAAAAATCATATTCCTAGTTCATTTAGACCAGGAAATAATCCTAAGCCTACAAGATATGAATATATAGATACGGAAAAATTTAATATGAAATGCTTTAAAATTTAATTTTCCAGATTTATTTTTTTCTTATGAATTGTATCAACATTCTCTCTAATTATATTTGTAATATGATTGTATGCTTTATTAATTTGATCAAAATTAACTCCACCTGTTATTAAGATACTTCCACTTTCAAAAATTGCAATAGTTACTTTTTTACAATCACTTACATTATTTTTTTTATTAAAGTTGTGTACTTTGCATTGACATATTCCATTATCATTATATTGGTTATAGTAATACTCTAACTTAACACCTTGATAAATACCTGGTTGAAAACTACTTTTATTATTATATTTACTATTAATCAATGTGTTATGCAGTTCTTTCCTGCGAATATAAAATTTATCAGTAAGTTCGTTATTTGTATATGTTTTAAAATCAGTATTAATCATTCTAATTTTAAAATTATTAAACTTTAATTTATTAAAGAATTCTTCTTTAGTTTCTTTTTCACTGTTTAAATTAATTTTTTCATTAATATTATATGCATTTTTTATTTCATTTATAATATGTTTTGAAATATTTTCAACATCTGATTCTAACCTATTTATTCCAGTTAGTTGTATATTTCCATTTTTAAATATTTTTATATTTGGTCTATAAGTTTTATTAATTTGATAAAGAATTGTAATTTGATTATCAAATCTTGTTTTTTTCTTTTTATCTTTTTTAGATTTTCTAATTTTTTTTGGATTTATTCCTTTGCTTTCATCTAAACTATTTTGAATCCAAATTATATTATTATCTTCAATTTTAGGAGTAATATAATTATATAATAATGATAAATCTATATATATATTTTCACCAATATTTGCATTGCAAGTAATTGTTGAAATTTTATATTCTGTAAAATATACGCTTTTATTTGACATAATACACATCCTTATATATTTTTAAATCTTATATCATTTTTTATTATTTATTATTTATTATTAAATTCATTTTCTCATTTATACTAGTTTTATCATATTGTTTTATTTTTTTTATATTATCATCTACATCAGTCTCATTAATAGTTTGATTAAATTGAGAAGTTATATCTGAGCGCTTTATACTTTCCGATAAAGACTTAATATATGATGTATTAATTATTTCATATCCACTTGATATATTAATCATTGGTGGCAAATTTAAAACATGCGATGTATCATTATTTAAATGTAATTTTCTATAATCTTCTATATTTAATTTACCTCCATTAAATATATTTAATAAATATCTAGATGGTGCAGGACGTATAGGAATGTTCATATTATATATTTTTCCAAGCATTTGTATTAAACTATTAATTTCCCAAACTTTATCACTTCCTGAATTTATAGAAAAATTATAGGCATTCGCACATTGTAAAGAACAAAAAGAACCATGGCACATATATGTATTTGATATACTATCAAAATTAATTGGCATTGAAAATACTTTTAATTCAATAGGGTGAATACACCAAAAACAATGACTTTTTCTATTATTATCATAATATTCCTGATTATTTGAAATATTATTTGTTTCTATTTTAATTGTAGTGTTATCTTCAATATTTTTATTATCAGAATTGAAACAACTTTCCTTCTCATATGGTTTTGGTTCATTTTCATTTTTATTATCATTTATTATATTATCTATATTTGTTTCATTTATTGGTAATTGTAATATTATATGCTCTTCATTATTTTTGACCATTGTATTCATAATATTATTTTTTTTATTTTGTTTCGGTTCAGTATTTGTTTCTGTTCTTTTTTTTCTTGGCATTTTTATAATTCAATAATTTATATTATATATATAATAATAACTATTTATATGTATTTAAGGAAAACTTAAATTATTAATATATTTATTATATATAATCAAAAATATTGTATCTATTCCACATTGCAATAGATATATTTAGATCATTATAATTATAATATTTTTAAAATATATACATATATATATATATATTAACAAATTAAAAATATTTAAATATAATTATATATCTTAATATAATATAATGAAAGTGAATTATATATTTTTTATAACATTTATATTAAATTTAGGTTATTCTATGGGTTTTAGATTATCTAGATTAGATAATTTAGTAGCTAGTAATACTTTAAATAAAAGCGATTTATTTTCAAATAGATTATGTTACAAAAGACAAAGAACAAATAAGATATATGCTAGATTTTTAAATAATGTTTCCAGAAGAAATTTAATATTTTTATCTCCTATTTTATTGCAACCTGATAAAACATTATCTTATCTTTCAAATAATGATTTAAATATTAATAAAGTAGTTGTATTTGGAGCATCTGGATATACTGGTGGAGATACTATTAGAAATTTATTAGATAAAGATATTGATGTTGTTGCTGTAACAAGGCGCCCTGTTAAAATAGTAAATAGAGAAAATGCCGCACGTGATACATTAGTTATCGATGATATAAATAAAAAAAATAAAATACAAAGTGTTGTTGCTGACGTGCTTAAACCAAATACATTAAATAATATAATGAAAGATGCTGATGCAGTTATATTTTGTGCTGCATCAAGACCAAAAGTAACAGTTAGACCAACACCTGGTGTTGAATTAAATAAACAAAATAATATTGTAGATAAAGATGTATATGCTGAAGAAAGTAATAATGTAGAAGATATTGGTTTAGTTAATGTTGCCAAAGAAGCTATAAAAAATAATGTTAAAAAATTAATAATTGTTTCTTCTATATGTGCGAAATGTCAAAAAAAAGATAAGAATCTTGATATTAATAGTGGTGAAGTTATAGATAGGGGTGAAACAAGTTGTGATGCATGTTATAATAAACAAGAAGGTGAAGAAAGAATTAGATTATTATATGAAAATGCCCCATCATATTTAAGTTATACTATAATTAGACCAGGAATGTTGTCACCGGGTGAAAAGAGAGGAGTTGAAGATGTTGAATTTAACCAAGGTGTATCAAAAAGTGGTATTATTTCGCGATTAGATTTAGCAGATGTATTAGTTGAATCAACTTTAACAAATAATTCTAATAAAAAAACGTTTGAAGTTTACTATAAAGATACGGCACAACCTGTTGATATGTATAAATCATTAAAAACATGTAAAGAAATGGGAAAAAGTGTTAAAGAATGTTTTTTTGGCGAAGATTATAAAGATAATAAAAAACCTATAGAAATAGATAAATTATTGAAAAACAAAGTAAAAGGAAGTATTTTTCTTTCTGGTAAAGAAGTAATTGGTAATAATTACGCAGAAATGTTAAATAAATTAAAAATAGATCAAAAAGAATATTATGATATTAATATTTTAAAATCTAATGATATTTTTTAAAATTAGAATTATAAAAAAAATTACATATACTTTAAAAACTATATAAAGATAAGACTATATATATATATGTGAAAGTAACACCAGCGCTCTCATAGCTTAATCGGTTAAAGCGTTGGTCTTATGAGCCAAAGATTGGGAGTTCGAGTCTCCCTGAGAGCAAAATTTTATTTTTATAAAATCAAAAAAAATGATTAATTATTAAAAAGTTAGTTGTATAACTAACATCCAGCAATTTTAAATCAAAGATTATTAAAAAGTTAGTTGTATAACTAACATCCAGCAATTTTAAATCAAAGATTATTAAAAAGTTAGTTGTATAACTAACATCCAGCAATTTTAAATCAAAGATTATTAAAAAGTTAGTTGTATAACTAACATCCAGCAATTTTAAATCAAAGATTATATAAAAAGTTAGTTGTATAACTAACATCCAGCAATTTTAAATCAAAGATTATATAAAAAGTTAGTTGTATAACTAACATCCAGCAATTTTACAACCCAATGTTAATAATAAAATTTATAATATAATTATAATATTATATTATATTTTTATTACATTATATTATTATATAATAATATTTTATTATATAAATTTTTTATTATATAATAATAAATTATTATATAAATTTTTTTATTATATTCGTAATATATTATAATAAAATAATTATTTGCCCCCTTAGCTCAATTGGATAGAGCGCTGGCCTTCTAAGCCAGAGGTTGTGAGTTCAATCCTCACAGGGGGTGTTATTTTTATATAAATACTTTAAATATTTATCTTTTTTTTAACAAAGAACATAACTTATTATACTCACTTTTTGTTTTTTTTATAGAATATCTTTTATTAATATTAAAATTTAATAAATTTTTAATAAAATTTAATATTAAATTAAATTCGTCATTTTTTAATCCTAATTTTTTTATTAAATTAGATGTTACAAATAAATCAAATAGCGAAAGTCCTAACATGTATACATCGAATTTACTTAAATTTATTTTTTTAGGATATTTATATTTTTTATAAAGTCTTATTTCTTCATATAAATAATACAAAATTATTTTAAATTGATTTTTCCTTTTTTTGTCTGAAATAAAAAAATTTTGATGTTTTAAAATTAAATTTTTAAAATATTCAAAAAAATCAATATAATTACCTTTATTTGCTTCCGGTGGATATTGATGATTTACTGATGCTCCTATAAATTTATTAAAATTATTATAATAATCTTTTTTTTTTATTAAGAACCCAAAATCTATTATTTTACTTTCATTATTTTTTAAATTTAATAATATATTTGGAGGACGAATATCTTGGTGTATATAATTTTTTTTGTGTAAAATTTCTAAACCATTTATAACATTTTCTAAATTTAAAAAAATTTTTTTAAATGATACATTTTTATTTATATGTTTCGATAAATCTTCCCCGCCATTTTCATAAATTATTTGATATATTTCTTGATTATCATCACCATTAAATATATCTCTACAATTTATATATGCTGATTTTTCGTATTCTTTTATATTTTTTTTACAATTTGATAATTTATTTACAATTATTTTTTTATTATTTTTAAATATTTTTTCTATTATATCTTGATTATTTAATTCTGTTGTATAATCTTTTTTATCTCTAAAAATTTTCACAACTGTGTTTTTTTTATTCAATTTAACATCACATTCTTTTGCTGGTTTTAATACACATCCATATGCTCCTTCTGCTATAAATTCTGTTTTCATATTTTCTTATTAAATATATATATTTAAATTATAATTTTTCCAATCATTTCCATATTTTCTCATATTTTTATGAGCATGAATTGAATCAAAATCCCGCAGCATTTTCTTTTTATTATTAATTTTAATTTTTGAATATTTATATTTATTAGGAATTTTTACACAATCATTATCATCTACAAATTTCTTATAATAATGCTTTGAAATATAATTGTTATACATTTTATTATAATAAATTTACATAATAAATTAATCATTTTTTTTTTTTATTAAAATAAATTTGTTATTATTTATTAGGTAATATGTCTACTACATACATTGAAACTTATATATTTGGTTTCGGGGGTGTAACAAATAAAAGAAATTTTAGTGGTGAAAATAATAGTGCTGGTGTTGCAACAACTTATGGTAATATTAATAGTGCTAAAACTGATAGAGACAATCGTAGACAAGATAGAGTTAGAAAAGAAATTGATGGTGGTGAAACAGTTGACGCTAGTACTAAATACTATACCACACAAAGTGCATTAGATGCCGATACTAGTTTTACAGGAACTAAATTATTAACTAATGAATCATTGCATGTTTCTGGACGTGATTTAGAAACAAATACTACTGAAGTTGCTAGACAAACTGCAAGAGTTGCTGAAAGGGGCACTTATAATGCCTCTAATGATACTTATGCGGGTGATACTGGTACTGAAAAAGAAAGGGAAGATGCTAGAACTTTAGAATCAGGAACTACTGAAGTTGCTAGACAAGCCGCCAGAGTTGCCGAAAGAGGTACATATGATGCCTCTACTGATACTTATGCGGGTGATACAGGTACCGAAAAAGAAAGAGAAGATGCCAGAACTTTAGAATCCGGAACTACCGAAGTTGCAAGACAAGCTGCAAGAGTTGCCGAAAGAGGTACTTATGATGCATCTACTGATACTTATGCTGGTGATACTGGTACTGAAAAAGAAAGAGAAGACGCTAGAACTTTAGAATCTGGAACAACCGAAGTTGCTAGACAAACTGCCAGAGTTGCCGAAAGAGGTACATATGATGCAAATACAGATACTTATGCGGGTGATATTGGTACAGAAAAAGAAAGAGAAGATGCTAGAACTTTAGAATCCGGAACTACCGAAGTTGCTAGGCAAGCTGCCAGAGTTGCTGAAAGTGGCACATATGATGCCACTACAGATACTTACGATTCAACATCTCCATGCAAAGAAAAAGATAGACAAGATTATAGAAATAGAGAAAATATAGATGATGAGTTAACACCATGGGATCCCGATAATGCTACAAATGCTAATTATAGAACTTACATTAATTTCCCTGGAAACATTGCATAAAATTAATAATTAGTTTTTTTTACATTTATTTTTGGATTATTTTTTTTTTTCATAAATACTCCAGCGTCAAAACTTTCTTCGTCATCCAATTCTTTTACACCACCACCATTTAATGATCTTTGTTCTTCTAATGCTTGCATATTCCACATTTCTGTATTACACATTTTAAAATGTGCTTCTTTTGCTCTGTACCAAAATACTTGATCTTCTATTTTATTACTTTGTGTTTTACAATCAATAACCAAACATTCATAATTTTCAGTGCACTGATTCATTACTTGATTAAAAACTTCAAAATTAGCAAACATACCGGCATAATTATCATATATTTTTTGTCTCTCTTTAACAATATTATTTCTAAATATAAAAACATAATCTAAATTATTTCTCAATACAGGTGGTAAACCCATAGCATGTTGCATAGTAATTAAAAAAAAAATTTTATAATGACGTCCGTTCATGAATATTGCTCGAATAGATTTATCATTAATCCATTTTTTATCATATAAACAATCATCTAAAATTAAGAAGGCTCTATTATCTATATTTGTACGACCACTTTTAGCCATTTCAAGTTTTTTTTCTGTAGAAATTTTAATTTGTCGTTCAAGAAAAGTTTTTATTATTTTTTCATCTGGTTCATCATATAATAACATTTTTGGTATAAATTTTTCAAAATATCCATTTGCTTTTTCTGTTGGACTAACTACAATTCCAATTGGTATATTACGATGATATGATATTATATCTTTCATACAATAAGACTTTCCAGTATTCCGTTTGCCTATAAAAACTACAACAGAATCACCGGCAATTCTTGCGGGATCGAATTTTTTTAATTCTAATTTCATTTAACTAATTATAATAAATAAAAATAATATAATTTTACTCATTATTCACTATATGGAGTAAAACCGGTATATATATTATCAGGTATTTTTCTTAGTAGTATTGGATTTATTTCCATATTTTTATCAATACTTTCTACAACATTATTTTTTATATTTACAATAGATTTATTCTCAAATATAAAAAATAAAATTATAGTACTTAATATATAAATAATAAATAATAAAGCAATATTTGTTAAATTAAATAAATTGTATTTTATTTTTTTTAATTCACTCGATTTATATTCATTAAATTGTATTAAAATAAATATAATTAGTGTTACTAATATTGATAGATAATAATACATAATTATTCTAATAATATAATATATAACATTACTATATATTATATCGCATTTAGTACATTTTTTTTACTTTTACAGTATATTCATTATCGCTATCTGATAGTGACGATGATGTATCATATGAATTATCTGATAAAAATTTTTTATTATCTAAATTATTATCTGAACTATTATTTGATTCAGAATCACTATTCATATTATTATATTTTTCTCTTATTTTATCCATATCCGTTACTGTTATATCATTTTCATCATTTTCATTATTTTCATCATTTTCATCATTTTCATCATTTTTATCATTTTCATCATTTTCATCATTTTCATCATTTTCTATATCATTTTTATCATTTTCATCATTTTCTATATCATTTTCTATATCATTTTCATGATTTTTAATATCATTTTCAATATCATTTTTATTATTATCATCTTCTTTATTATATTCACTGTCAGCATCAGAAATTATTTCATTATATTCATTTAATTTTTCCTCTTCTTTCTTTTTTTCCAAATCATTATTAATGTTATCATTAGATTTAGTTAAAAAACGATTTAATTTACTTGTATTTCTAGTAATTGCTGATAATAATGAACTTGTGAATGTTTCATTATTGTTTATTTTATTATTTATAATTTCATTTTTATTATTATCTTCATTTAATTGTATTAAATCAATATCATCATTATTATCATCTGTTGTGTTTGATTCTACAAATTGATTGATATTAGTATTATTTTTATTTTTTTCTTCTATTTGTTCTATAATACTATCGATTGGTATACATTCCATTAGTGTATTTTTTATAATTTTTCTAATATTTTTTTCAATGATATTATAATTATTCTGTATTTCTGTTTCTCTAATATTTTGTTTAAAAAAAAGAAAAGGATTTTTCCATGCCCATGTTGCAATATTTATAAAACATTTATGTATATAATCTTGCATAGAAAGATATTTTATATTAACATCTTCTATCTGATCTTTATATTCATATATCTTAATTTTAACACTTGTTATAATAACATATTTATATAATTTATCTAAATTTTTATATTTTGATTTTTTTAAAATTTCACTACATATTGTATCAATATAATTGTTATTCCATTCTTTTATTTTATTTAACTCTTTTTGAAAACCTTTTAATCCGCTTTTATTTTCCAATGATAAATCATAATAATTTTTAATTTTTTCTGCAATTGGTATTGTTAGTGAATCTTGTAAATATTTAGTATATTCTTTTTTATTATCTACAAGTCCTTGCATATGTTATATAAATAAAACAGTAATTTTTCTTATATAATTTAAACTAAATAGGATTTATACCTATATTTAATTCATTACTTTTTAATGATTTCATAATACATGTATCTAAACGATTTTCAAATGCATTGTTTTGATAATTTTCTTTTGTAAATGTTTTTTTGTAAGATTTTATACTTGGTTGATTTTGATATATTTTGCCTATATTACCAAAATCTTCTGGATTTAATTCATTTTTATTTACTGATATATTAACATCTTTTGAATCTATATTTAAATTCATATTTCCTGGATTTGGAGTATGACCTGCTGCTATTAATATTCTTTCTCTGGTATCATCTTGTTCGGCATTATAATATTGTTTTCTAAAACCACTTCTATGATCTTGCACGGATGATATATTACCATTTCTAGAGATTTGTGATGTAAATTCTTTATTTGTATTATTTAATTTTATTCGTTTATTTGAATATCCGCCAATTAAATTATTTAATATTCCACCTAAGAAACCATATTCTGATTTACCCTTAATTGTAGTTTCTTTAACAGTTGTTTTTGCAACCAAATCTGGATCATATACATATGTTTTATATTGAACTGGACCAATATTTCTCAAATTATCTTTTAATAATGTTGATGAAGTTTCTTTTACTGTTGTTTTAGCCGTATCATCATATGGTACATAAGTTTCTATTACTTCACCTTTTAAATTACCATTATAATTATCATGAATTGTAGTTTCTTTAACTGTTGTTTTTGCTATATCTTGTGATGCAGAATAACCAGTATTAGGACCTTTTAAATTTGTATTTTCATTATCATGAATTGTAGTTTCTTTAACTGTTGTTTTTGCTATATCTTGTGATGCGGAATAACCAGTATTAGGACCTTTTAAATTTGTATTTTCATTATCATGAATTGTAGTTTCTTTAACTGTTGTTTTTGCTATATGATTAATAGGATCATAGGTTGTAGGTTTTTCAACTGGTCCTTTTATATTTCCACCTGTTTCTCTTGCTGAATCTACCATATATTCTTTTGTACTAAACTTTATTCCATCTACAATTGGTGCAACAACTGCTTTTACAATTGATGTAATATTAGTAATTGATGTTTTTGATTCTGTTGTTTGTCTTTCATTATCATATACCATTATAGTATCTTTACCATATTGATCTTCATTCCCTATACCTGGTTTAATATATTTAATACCACCAGAATATTCAATGTGCGAATATTGTTTATTAGTATCTTTAACATTTTCAATAGGTCTTTTTGATCCTTTTAAATTAGCACCAGTAGTTTTAAACCAATTATTTTTATTTGTTTTAAATACTGTTTCGGGTTTATTTTTATTAAATGAATTTACTATACCTCTTTGTGCTGTTTTAATTTTAGGTGCTTTATAATCATTATTAAATGTTCTCATTTTTTGATTTGTTTTTGTTCTAAGATTATCAATATCTTTAGGCATTGCATGAACATTATTATAATAATTATGAAAACCACCTGATCCCGTATTACTATATCCATCATCAATACCTGGTCCAACTCTTATTTGATCGATTGGAAAAACATTATTATTGAGTCCAGATAAACTATTTACAGTTCTATCTTTAATAAATTTAGATCTAAAATTAGAACCATTAATATTACTTATACCTATTTGAGGTTCGAAAAAATTTTCTAATTCTTTTTTATTATTATATAGTTTATTAACATCTTTATTATTATCTATAATATAATTATCAACATTAACATTTTGAGTAACTCCACTTTTAATAAATTTTTGCATGTTATTATGTTTAAAATTATCAGTGTTCATTTTTTCCCCGGTTAAAGAAATAAAACTTTCTTCAATTTCTGTAAAATCAGATTGTTCTCCATTTGAATAATTTAAATTAAATAATTTTGAATTACTATTTAGTAAAATATCTCTATTTTTAATACTTTCCCAATTTGTTGAATTATAATAATTATTCATAGAAGGAATATCTCCACTTCGCAATTCCATTATTCTCTAATGAAATTATATATAATAATATAATTAAAAAATACTTAAAAATATTTATATAAGAATATTTACTATATTTTATTTAGAATATGATACTAATATATAGCGATCAATGTAAACATTGTAATATATTGTTAGAAACTATACAAAGACATGATAAAGATAATATTGTCAAAAAGATTTCAGTTGATGTTTTAAGAGCTAATAATTATACAGTACCTGAATTAGTACATTCTGTTCCTGCGTTAATACCAAATATTACTGATAATAAATTTAAAAAAGAAGATATATTATATGGTAAACAAGTTTTCGATTATTTATTACTACCTAATAGAGGAGCTTTATTTACACAAGATAATAATACTAGATTAAATAAAGAAATTAAGGATTCAAAACAAAATGAAACATTTAGTGATAATGATATAATAGATAATGGCGATCCTATTGCATTTAGTTTAGGTTCTAGTATGTCTGACGCATTTTCTTCATTAGATGAACAAAGTGATAATTTACTAAAAGATAAAGTATATAAATGGGATTTATTAAATAATAATAATAATATTTCATTATCAAATACAGACGTTGATATGAATACAATAACCCCTATTTCTTCAACTAATGATATAGATAAATTACCATCTTTAGAAGAACTATTAAATAAAAGAAATAATGAAGTATTCTAAAATTTATATAAAGGAAATATGTAAATTTAATATATATAAAAATAAGATATTACATGAGTAAATTATATATACTTAATCAATATTATATAGATTTAATAAAAAAAATTAAAAAAATTGCTAAAAAGCATAAAGATAAAAGTAAAACTGCTAAATTAGTTTTAAATCAAATTAAATCAAATTATCTAACATTAGATTCAAATACAGATGAATATAATATTTATTTAAAATCTGTATTAACTGATGAAATATATAATTCTTATAAAACTGATTTAACTAGAAAACAAAAACAAGACAATGAAAATGAAAATGAAAATGAAAATGAAAATGAAAATGAAAATGTTACTCTTAATGAAGAAGATATTAATACTATATCATCATTGTGGTTAGAAAATAATTCAGAAATTGAATTATTAAAAGGAATAAAATTAGATGATATAAAAAAAATATTTAGAGATGATTATATTTGTCATCAATTTATTAGTATATTTTTAATTCTAACAAGAGATGAATTATCAGATGAAACAGCAAAGAAAATAATTGATTTATTACAAAAAATAAACTATGATGATGAATTAAAAGAATTAGAAGATGAAAAAGATATATTCAAAACTATTTTGGATAATCTTCAATATATTAAACAACAAAAGATTAAAAAATCTGTTGATATGAATATGGGTGGTATGGAAAATACTACTTTGGGTAAACTTGCAAAAGAAATTTTAGAAGACGTTGATGTTAATAAATTACAAAAATCAATGGGAGAAGATGGTGATGTTTTAAAAAGTTTAGGTGATCCTAATAGTGGTTTTGGTGATATTATATCAAGTGTTAGTCAGAAAATGGCATCCAAATTATCTACTGGTGAATTAAATCAAGAAAATTTAATGAAAGATGCTATGAAATTTGCCACTATGATGCCAGGTATGTTTGGTAATCAACAATCGGGTGGTAACAATAACAATGGTGGTCCTAATATGGGTAATATGATGAGTATGTTTGCAGATTTAATGTCAAATAATACTGATAATAATGATATGCCTGATTTAAATACAATGAAAAATATGGCTCAAAGTATGGGAGGTAAACAAAAAAAAGGAACAAAAAATAGCTTCAATGAATCAGCATATCGTAAAATTGCAGCACAAAAAAAATTAAAGAAGAAATTAGCATCACAAAAAAAAGAAAATAATTATAAAATAGATTCTTCCGAATAGATTAATTTTTTTTTCAATCTAAAAAGAAAATACAATAATATTATAGAGAATATAATAGATGTTTTGGACATCTGATATTAGTGAATTAATTAAATTAAATTTTACATTAAATAATAATATGACTGATGAAGAAAAATTAAATACATTAATGAGAATAATATTATTTTTCGGTATATTATTAGCATTACTAACTAATAAAAGTAATATTATGTTATTTGTTATAATTATCTTGATAATATCTATTTTTTTATATAAATATCAAAATGAAATAAAACAATTAAATGAAGATTTTTTTGATAAAAAAAAATTAAAAATTATTGATAACAAAATTTGTATTGCTCCTACTAAAAATAATCCATTAATGAATAGTAATATTTATGATAATTCTTGTTATAATAATTTTGATAATTGTTCTATTAATAATAAACATGTTAATGATAAAATTAATAGTATATTAGATAATAGTATGTATAAAGATACATATAATAATATTTATGGTAAGAATAATTTACATTTAATATTTTATACTTTACCAAATAATTATTCATATACTAATCAAAATAAATTTGCTAATTGGTTATATAAAGATCATAAAACGTGTAAATCTGATGGCGGTATTGAATGTTTAAATAATATATATTCAGATATAAGAGTTACTTAAATTATATAATAATATAAAATATCTTATAAAGTAGACAATGACTAATTTTTCTTCCTCTATAACATTTACTAAAGACAATTTAGATTCTCCATCTAATATTATACATAAGATTGAGTATAAACACACTGTATTTTCAGGTGATAATTTTTGGGCCACATCTTATAATAATAAAATTGATAATAATGGTATTGTAGAAACATTTAATAAATTACATAAAAATGGCGATGATGTTTATGAAAAAATTGGCAGTAGTCAAAATAAAAATTCTTGGAATATTAAAGAATTTTTAAATACTATTTTAAAAAAACAATATGTTGATAATTATCAAGATAATAATTTTAATCAAAATTTATTAGATGCTATTTATGATAATATAAAATATGATAGTGAGGGTAAAGCATTATTAAAATAAAAAAATGATTTTTTATTTTATATTTTATATTTTATATCATGTCATCAAATACTATTATCCCGAATTCATTTTTATGTCCTATTACCCATAATATTATGACTAATCCACATATTGATAATGATGGTAATACATATGAATATGATGCAATTATGCAATGGTTACAAAATAATAATTCTTCGCCAATAACAAGAAATTATTTACATTATAGTCATTTAAAACCAAATCGTTCTCTTTTAGAATTAATTACTAATTTTAATAGTAATAATAATATTCAATCATCTTTATCATATTCTAATACTTCTAATAATTTATCAAATATAGAAAATAATTTTAGTGTAGATCAAAATGCTATTAATTTATCTATTGATAAATATATTGTTGATAATTATTCATATTTTAAATTAAATATTAATATTAATGAAAATGAAAATCAACTTAATCCACCGGTTGATATTGTTGCTGTTATTGATATATCTGGATCTATGGATGCTTCTGCTAAAATACAACAAAATGGTAATTATGTTGATATTGGATTTACTATTTTAGATATTACTAAACATGCTTTAAATACTATTTTAGAATCTATGAAACCATCGGATAGAATATCAATAATTACCTTTTCATATGATGCACAAACTATTTGTGATTTAACATATATTAATGATTCTAATAAAAGAATTATTAAATCACAAATAAATAGTTTACAAACTGCTGGGGCAACAAATATATGGGCCGGTTTAAACAATGGACTAAATCAATATCATTGTGATAAAAATAATATCAATCGGGTTAAATCATTATTATTATTAACTGATGGTATTCCCAGTTCTCATTTAACTCCTCCAAGAGGTATTTTAGAAACTCTTCAGAGAAAATTAATGGTTATGTCAGATAGTAATTTACCTTCTCCCAATATCTATACATTTGGATTTGGTAATAATTTAGATACAAATCTTTTAGTCAATATTGCAAAATATGGTAAAGGACATTTCTCTTATATTCCAGATTCTGGTTTCGTTGGTACAATATTTATTCATTCACTAGCATATATTAATACGTTATTATGTAATACTGCTTGTATTGATTTAGAATTTATGTGTAAACATTTTAAAGAAAATGTAAAAATTATTGGATACAATAATATTAATAATATCGATTTAAATACTTTACATATTGGTAATAATAGACATTTAGTATTTAAAATTTTAAATGAAAATTTAGAAAAATGTTCTGATTATTTAGCATTTGCTTTGAAATATAAAACTATTGAAAATGAAAATAGAATTATACAATTATCTATTAATAAAAATACTGAAAATCTTTTAAATGATGATGATTTAAATTATAATATTAAACGCCTTGAATTAATCGATGCTCTTAATTTTAATAATATTAATAATTTACAAAATAATTTAAATATTTATTTATCTAATCAAAATATTCCAGATGATATTAATAATGATTTAGAACAAGTTAATATGGCAGCTAATTTATATTATAATACATGGGGTTTAAATTATATCAAATCTTTTCAAAAAGCACATATTGAAGAAAGATGCAATAATTTTAAAGATACAAGTATTCAAAAATATGGCGGTAAATTATTTAATAAAATTAGAGATAATATTGATGAAATTTTTAGTAATTTACCACCTCCTGTTCCTTCAAATATTTCTGTATCTTTCGATAATATTAATAATATAATAAATAGAGAAATACATAATTCAACTAAATCATTTTCAAGTTCATTTAACTGTTCTAATAATGGATGTTTTCACGAAGATTCAAATATATTAACTAGCAATAATGTATTTAAAAAAATTAAAAATATTAAAAAAGGTGATATTCTACTTGATATGTTTGGTAATTATAATAAAGTTGTTTGTGTTGTCAAATATATTAATAAAGATAATAAAACAAATCTTGTTGAATTAGATTCTGGAACACTTATTACACCATGGCATCCAGTATTAAATAATAATAATGATTGGATATTTCCATTTACAATTGGTAAATTAATAAATGAATATCAAACAGAATATGTTTATAATTTAATATTAGATAAAGGACATACTATTATTGTTAATTCTGATATTTGTGTTACATTAGGACATAATATTAATACTAATTTCGTTGTATCTCATCAATATTTTGGAACTGATAAAGTTATTAATGATTTACAAAAAAAAGATGGTTTTAATGATGGATTAGTTTACATTTCATCAGATAATATTGTTAGATCATCAGAAACAAATCGTGTTATCCAAATTAATTAGTTATTTTAAAAATCGGTTAATTATATATTTAATAGTATAACTGACTTTATTTTTTTTAATTTAGATATATATAGAGAGGATTAAATATGTCTAAAGTAGAATATAATAATAATACCAATATTTCATCTGATAATTGTTGGAAAAACGCAAAAGATATTAATAATAAAGAAATATCTAATTATACATTATATGATAAATATTCTGAATATAAATCGGAAAGTAGTCTGGGTTCTTTACCCGAATTTACTCTTCAACATCCTAATTTAAGAGGTAGACCTGGTTATGGATTAGCCGATCAGCATTTAATCGATAACTATTCTGCATTAAGAAATGATCCTAAATCATTAACACATGATAGATGTAATATACAATTATTTTCAAGAGTTTTTCAAGCACCTCCTTTATTAAAGGGCGCAGAAGGTAATATTGAAAAAGAATTAGATATTTTAAGCGGATCTGATACAAATCCTTATAAATGTAAAAAAACAATTATGGAAAAAGATCAACGTATAGGTTATCCATTAATAGATTTTATGAAAGATATTCAAAAACCTGAAAATATTGTACCACAATGGACAAATGGCGGCGAGGATACACGCTCTTATAAAAATAGAGCAGAATTTAATAAAAGATATGAAGCACAAAGAAGATAATTTTTATAAATTTATTTTATTATTATAAATTAGATTAATATGAGTTTTAATAGGACTAAATATGATAATTGTTCTTACAAACAAAATTTAAAAGAAAATGTTGATACATTAGGTTATATTTTAACCCCATATAGATACGAACATTCTAATAAATGCAGACATCAATTAGGTTTTTTAGGAGGTACTTCTGTATCTCATATTAAGGGAAATATTGTAGATTTAGAAAGTGAGTTAAGAGGTCAAACAAGATATGTTTCAAAATGCGGTCAAAATTATTATATACCAACTAATGATAATGTTGTTAAAAATGATAAAACTGAACCAATTGATACTTCGTTAAAACATTTGGGTTCATGTCAATCTATAATGTATAAATCTATTCCATTACCACCAAAAATGAACTTTAACAAATGTTAGATTAATATATTATTTTTTTTATAATAAAAATATTTTTATTTTATTAGAGATTAGTAATTATGAGTACTACTAGCTATCCTAATGATACACGATTGAGTTATGATGATTGTAGTTATGAAGAAAAATTAAAAAGAAGTATTGGTCCGGGATTATATAATTTAAATGTTCCCGATAATGATTGTACTGATTGTGCTCAAGATGTAAATGCTGACCCCGCTTTAAGATATCAAAAATATGGACCAAATACATGCACTTTTAGTACAGCAGTTGATGATTCTAGTGAATTAAGAGGATTAAATTATAAAAATAGTAAATGTAATACTAAAACTTATTTACCCAATATATATGTTAAAAAAGCATGCACTATTGATAATAATGATAATGCGCGCAATTGTTTTGCACCACAAGAATCTACTAGATTATCACATCCTTCAAATACATTAAAAGGCACTGGTATTAACAGATTTCAATGGTTATTTAATAATCCACAAGATTTTGCCTTAGAACAATTTGACAGAATTCCAACTAATTATCGCATGGTTGCTAAAGATAATCATGTTCCACTTATTGAAAAACCATTAGATGATTCTGATGTAAAACCAGATCCTAAAAATATAGAAGCATTCGATCCAAGTGAAAATTTAGATACTTGGGCTAAAGGTTTAGCAACTCATAGATACGCTCCCGGTAATCCAGATGGTGTCATGAATTATAATTTTGCTTGCAAATAATTTAAAAATTAAGTTTATTATTTTTATCATTAATTATTTAAATAATATAATTGAAAATAATACTTGTATTAATTATTTTATTTTAACAAATATATCTAAAGAAAAATTATATTTTTTTACTAAAAATACTGATTTACGATTTGTTAAACATTATTCTTAAAATTTATATAAATTATTGTTAAAATCTATTATATCTGGTTTTATTATTAAATTACATAATTGGGATAATAATACTTTAATTAATGAATATAATTTATCACATAAATTAAAAAATATTATTAATTTTAATAATTATTTATGTTATTTTGAATATTTATACTCAATTAGTATTAGCATTATATAGTGCATTTTACAACCATAATGTTTATTTTAATAATATAAATATTAATTTAGTACATATTGTTAAAAATAATAGAAAAAAAAATATATAAATATCCTATTTATTAAAAAATAGTACATTTCATAAAAAAATTTAAAATTTTAAAAACCTTTTATAAAAATTTTTAAAAATAAAGAAATGTACTTTTTTTATTTATTTTTGAAAAATAGTACATTTCATAAAAAAATTATAAAAATTAAAATATTATTTATATTTTATAAAAAAATTAAAGAAATGATCTATTTTTATCTACAATTACCTGTTAAATAATTTGCGAAGAAATAGTATATTAAATATATTGGACCCAATATAAATGCTAAAATTGCAAACATAAATCTTGATAATTCTCCCGTTTGTCTACTGCAACTATATGATAAATATCCAGCATAAAATGCTAAGATTATATCAATTAAAACAGCAAACATAAATAATGAACCTTCCATTAATTATTTTTATTATTCTAATTTTAAATTATATAAAAATATATTTAATATATAATTATGTAATTAAATGCAAAAAAGTTTTATATTTTTCATTTCTAATTTATGTTTAATTTCATCATTTATACATAATACTAATACATTTTTTAAACATTCATATAATGAAAATTATATTTCAAAACTTAAATTAAGTAGATCTACTGATATAAATAGTTATAATGACTTAAAATATATACATTGGAAAAATATTTTTAAATATTTAAATAATAAAACATATAATACGAATTATTGCAAATGGTTTTATAATAAAAATCAATCCCTTTTAAATTCATCTTATAATTTTAATTATCAAACTTCTTTTAATTATGAAAATAATTCAATTTATTATAATAAATTGGTTAATTATAATAATTTTAATTACAATAAATTTAAAAAAATTAATTATCATAATAATACGTATTTTTATTTAATTGATAATAATATTAAATTATCTATTAGTAATTCATTAAATCATATTTATAATATAGATATTATTCATCCACATCATTCTAATTCTCGTTTTAGTATTAAAATTATTTATAATTTTATATCAAATGATATAAATTCTATTTCTTTATATAGACATTTTTATGGTGAAAATTATTATTGGACTAACGATAGTTATATAAATATTTTAAGTTCAAAAAATTTTAAAAGTGATTTCTTGTTTGGAAGATATATCTCTTTAGATATTCCTTTCAAAACTTATTATTATAAAAATAAACTTATGCTATATAATTATAAATATCCTCATTTATATGAAATTAAAAATTCAAAAGATAATATTATTTTTCAATTACCAGATAATATTTTATTAGAAATTCCCAAATTAATTACTTCTTATGAAAAATTTAAAATAAAACTTAGTTGGTCTTTTAAAGATGATATTGAAATTAATATTTTAGATATCAATTATTTAAACAATACTGTAAAAAATGTAGGTTTGTTTTCTTTTGTTTAAATTTTAAAATATATTATAAAAATAGTAATGGGAAAAAAACCTTCTTCTAAATCTTTTAAAAAAGGTGGTTTTTTAGATTTTTTAAACGATAAAAATGATACGCAACAAGCACAACAACCACAACAACCACAACAAGCACAACAACCACAGCAACCACAACAACCACAACAACCACAACAAGCACAACAATCACAGCAACCACAACAACCACAACAACCACAACAACCAGAATATCAAGCACTAAAAAAAGAAATACAATATGATAAAAATATAGAATCAAAATTTAATAAAAGTTCTAAATTATTTAAAACTACTAAAAATGGTATTGCTGGATCTACATTTTTAAAAATATGTCTTAAAATGGATCAATCTGTATTAACTTCACCTGGATCATTAATTTATTTAAAAGGTGATGTTGAAAAAGGTGAAATTAAATTTGATGGTATTGGTAAAGCATTATGGAGAGGTTTTGGAGGCGAAGACATGTTAATTATAAAATATACAGGGAAAAAAAGGGGCGGGGAAATTGCATTAGGTAGTGATACACCAGGTGATATTATCGAAATAGATATTAAACCAAATACAGAATGGTGTATATCAAGGGGATCATTTTTATGTTCTACTGAAAATTTAAAAATTTCTTCTCAAGTAGTTGCTAGAGGTTTTTTTGGTATAGGTACAAGTGAAGGATTTATGATGCCCTTAATTCAAAGTGATGATAAATCAGGAAAATTTTGGTTAGCTTGTTATGGTACATTTGAAAAAATAGAATTAAAAACAAATGAAGAAATCATAATAGATAATGGTTGTTTTTTGGCAGCTAATAAAAATATGAACTATACTATTGAATCATTGGGAAAAAACATATTAGGAACTTTATTTGGTGGAGAAGTTTTTGGTATGAAATTTGTAGGACCAGGAACTATTTATATACAAAGTAAAAATTTAAATAATTTTGCTGCTGATATAAATTCTAGAAAAAAATAATAAATTTAATTATGAATAATTTTTATTTTTTTTTATTATCAATTAAATGATTTATATTATTAATTAGTTCATTAACTTCTTCTTTATTATTTATTTCACTTTTTTCAATTATAAATGATATATTAATTAAGTAATAATATAACTTTTCTTTCTTTGTAATAAATTTTTTACTAATAACATAATCATCTATATTTTTTTTATTTAAAAAGTTGAATTTTTTATATAAAATTTTGTTTTTATCAATATCTATTAAATCAAATTCTTCGGAAATATAGTCTAAAATTTTATATTCAATACTATAATAATTTCTTTCAAGAATAGCAGCTAATTCTTCTACATTTTCTAAAAATATAATTTCATGAGTTTTAATGTAATTATTTAATACTTTATAATCATTTGAACTCCATTTCTTTCCATGATTTTTAAAATTATTAACTTGCATTTATAAAATAAATAAATTATTATTTATCATTTTTTTATTAGAATAATTGATTTATGAAAAAAAAATTATATGTTATTACCGATAATAATGAAAATAATGAAATGATTGATTTTTTAAAAAAAAAATTAATTATATGTGAAAAATGTAGAAATTTTTTAGGAAAAAATGATAATAATAATGAAATCATAACATGGACTAAAATTGATATTGATATATGTTTTTGTAATATCAAGTGAATATTAATTTTTTCCATTTACATTAGTTAAATATTGTGAAATATAAGATCCTCCTTTTTTTTTTAAACTTTTTTTCTTATTTTTTCCACCACCACTATTTAATGGATTTGAAACAAATCTAGATGCCATTATTTTAACTGCATCGGTATCACTTGTATCATTTAATTCTGCTTTAGTTGTTCCATATTGTTCTGGATTATCAAATATCATTTTACACTCTGGTGATTGTATATACTTACCTTCACTATCAAATTTTATATCTGAATTAGCAATACTATCTGCGCCACCCTTTAAATATTTTCTGAATTGCAATTTTAAATTGTTTAAATTTTCATTAAAGTTACCTCCTTTTTTTTTATTTTTTTTTTTAAAATTCTTCTTATAAACAGTTAATAATACATATTTACCTTTAGATTTTACATATTCTTTTTTTGATTTTCCTTTTTTATATATTTTTTTATATTTATTATCGACTAATTTTCTACGATAAAATATAAATTCGTTCATATTCTATTTTAATAAAAGAATTAAAAAAAATTAACATACACTATTATGTACATATGGAATATAGTGTTGATAATAGAATAATTGTTGTTGTCTTTGAACATCAACAGGAGGATTAACTACAGGAGGGATATTTTCTCCTACTTTTTGAGCTGGAATATAATAAGGCATTGTTGGACACATTACTGTTGTTGCATTATTATTTAAATGAGATGTATGACTTTGTGATTGAATAGTATTTGCAATATTATTTGCAGTATTATAATATGAATTTGTAAGTGGTGTATTTTGATGTGATGTATCGTCATAAACTGGTTTAATATAATATGAAGGCCATGAAGAGTTATTTTCAAAAAAAGGAGTTAAAATAAGATTTGGTAATTTATTTACAAAACTATCTCCTGTTTCACTATTTTGTTCAATATCAGATTTACTCATTTTATATTAATATGCAAACTTCTTTTTATATATTTTTATTATATAGAAAAGTAATAAATGAATCCTGTCGGTATAGATGAAAGTCAAGCTCTAGTACATGAAAGTCCTGCTGCAGCAGGACCTAGAAGATCAACAGTACATGAAAGTCCTGCTGCAGCAGGACCTAGAAGATCAACTAGAGAACACAGACCGTCCGTAAATTGGACACCAGAAAATTTTCAAGAGAGAAAACAACAAAAAAATAAAAATGTAAAAAAAGATGAAAAACATAGACAGACAAATCAAGAAGATTATAACTTACGAATAGTTTTAGATAAAGAAACAATGGACCAAGTTAACCAAGTTTATGAATCAGAAAATGAAAATATTAAAAAAAACAATTTAGGATTTCCGCCTGTACTCGAGTTTCATCTAGATGGAGTTGATCCACAAGTATTACAAATTTATAATGAAATGGCTAATACTAGTTATGAACTACATAAAGCAAAACATGCAACTAAAGATCATGATATAGTTGAGAGTCAAGAAAGATCATTTCGAAGAATGGTGAGAAGCGCTTTATTACCACCATTTCAAGATCACACTGAATTTATACGACGAAAATATTTTAATAAAAAAATTTATTTTGATATGCAAGATCTTAACGATAATTTAAAATTAAGATTAATGAACGAAGGAATCGGATCTCAAGGTAAATTTCTTAAGTTTATATTATCTCATTCAGGTATTAAAGAAGGTTTTCAGACTTTTCCACAACAACACACACAACAAGAACAAATATTATATGCAAATAAAGTATCTTTACTTATTTCTATAATATTAACAAATTTACCCAGATTATTCATTTTAAATCAAGGAAATTATGTTAACATTATATTTAGACATCCTGATGTAATTAAATATTTACAATATTTTGGTGCATTTGCATTGCTATATTTTACTAAAGTTAATTTACATGAAATACATTCTTATGATAGACTAAATGAATTATTTAATTTATTTACACAATTTTTTGAATCTCAATTTGAAAATTTAATAAGAGTTGAATTTATTACTAATGAATTTAAACAATATTATCAAGAAGTTCAATCTTGGATGAATCTATTTTTTGCTAATGTACTAACACAAAGATATGAAAGGGCTACTCTTAGAAATATAATTTTAAATTTAGATTTTGATGATTTAGATGCATTAAGATATGCATTAAATGATATCGGACAGGATGTAGGTCATGCATTATTACAATTAAATAGACAGCAGTATTTTGTAAATCCTATTGCAGGTGTTGATACTGAAATCCCTGCTGTATTCCCTTTACATGAAATGCATGAATATAATGAAGATAGAGTTACTAGATTTAAAGGAATTCCCGCAAGAGAAATGATAGATAAAACAAATCATCCAATACGTAAAAAAAGTATTTCAACTGGTATAAATAGATTAAGACAACAATATAGTTGGAATAATACACCTATAACTAAGGCAAATAAACCGGAAAATCCTTTAAAATCTACTAAAGCTAAACTATTAACAGTAAAACAGGTAAAAGATTTGCTTTCAGATCCCAAAGATCCTAAAAAGAAGTTCTATGGTGGATCAAAAGAGCTAAAAGAGTTAAAGAAACTAATAAATAAAAAAGAAAAAGAATCTTACAATAATTTTAAATTAATTAATAAATTAGAAATCAAATTAAAAAAAATAGTAGAAAAATTATTAGAATTAGATAAAAAATATAAAGAAGTTCAGAAAAAATATAAGAAAACAAAAAATAAAAAAGATAAAAAAAGAATGGATACAGTATTAAAAAATATTAAAAA